TTTTAAACCCTGTTTAGGCGCGTAAAAAACCAATTGTGAGGTAATTAAAAAATGGCAGCAAAAGCAAAAGGTGGATTAAATAAAAATCTTTCTTATATTCCTGGTCCACCTAAGAAAAGTCGTCAAGGAATGGGCAATGGAACCAAATATGCAGCAACTAGTCGGAATAAGGCTAGGAAACCATATCGGGGACAAGGAAAATAGTCTAAATATTTTTAGATTACAACTAAATTAACCATGGCCGACGCAGATCCAAAATCAGCACCTAATTCTGAACCAGTAATTGGTGGAGAAACCAAAACTTTTGGTTATAATGTAGCTGAAGAAGCTTCAAAACCACCAACTCCAAAAGCAAACCCCAATTCTCCATTAGCTGCAGGTTAAAATGACTGAAAGAGAAGCGTATATTCATGAGTGGATCAAAGAATTGGCTACTCCAAAGAGTGAATTGGGTGGATTTTCTGTCTGCCCATATGCTTCTGGTTCAAAAACTTTAATTGTAGAAACTACTATCGATGATATTGTGCCCGAACCTGGTCATGATGTCATCGTTTTTATTGTTGAAGACTTTTGGAGACCAGATCACGTTCAAAAATGGGTTAAGAAGTACAATGAAATGTACCCATATTACGTGTTTTTTGACGATTTATGCTCAAGTGACACTTTTATATCTGGTGTGAAGACAAATAACAAAAAATTTAATCTAATTTTGTGTCAATCAAAGAAAAAACTAAGCAATATTCGTAAAAAGTTAGCAAAAACTGACTACTATACATATTGGACTAAAGAATATTTGCAAGAAGTCTTAGGTGATGACCTAGAAGTAATTAAAAACGACGACATTTCGGGATAGCAACCCCGTAAAAAGTTCTGATGTAACAATCAGGAGCTAAAATGTCCAACCTACCAGTAGATAGAGACCCAAAATACATGAAAATGATGTGGGGAACTACTAAATTAGTCACGGATTACGAGCCAGAATCGTCTAAAAGGGTTATTAAAGAAGTAATGTATGACAATGCACCCAAACACGATTTGAAGACCCAGACAGACCTACATGAAAAGATCCGTAATGACGATGATTACGATGATTGGTCATATGGAACGGAACCTTGTTATGGAAAAAAGTGGTAAATATGTCTTATACATATATTACATACCCTCAGTTTGAGTAATGCTTAGGATTTCTCGCAAATTTAAGGATATTAGTCTCTCATTTGTGAGAAATCCGGTGACTAATGATGTTTTAAGTATAGATGATGCTGATGCAATCAAAAAATCAGTTATCAATTTAGTTAGAACAAGGAGCGGGGAGAGATTTTTTAATTCATTACTTGGATCTGATGTAGAAAATTCCATGTTTGAATTACAATCCCCTGAGATGGCATATTCGTTAGAATTGAATATCAAAACATTATTACAAAATTTTGAACCGAGAATTTCTCTACGCTCCGTTTTAGTAACATATCCAGATGATTCGAATGATCTGGATGTTTCTATTTCTTATGATATTATTGGTATTCCAGTTCCAACTCAAACTGTAGATTTTGTACTGCAACCTACTAGAGTCTAATGTCATTTAATCAATTTACAAATTTAGACTTCGGGGATCTCAGAACGCAGATCAAGGATTTTCTACGAGCAAATCAAAACTTCACTGATTTCGACTTTGAAGGATCAAACTTTTCAGTATTAATAGATCTATTAGCATATAACAGTTACATAACTGCATATAACTCCAATATGGCAGTTAATGAAATGTTTCTGGAAAGTGCAACTCTTAGAGAAAACGTAGTTTCACTTGCTAGAAATATTGGATATCTGCCTAGATCTAGAAGATCTTCCAGAGCTTCAGTTAGTTTTTCTGTTGACATGAGTACAACAGATGCAAAAACTGTAAAATTATTGGCTGGCCAAGTTGCTCTTGGTGCAGTAACTAACGGAAATTATATCTTTTCAATCCCAGAAGACATTACTGTCCCAGTTGATAGTGATGGAATAGCTAATTTTACTAATCTACCAATTTATGAAGGTGTATACTTAACAAGTACTTTTGTTGTTGATACGTCACTTACCAATCAGAGATTTATATTACCCAATACTAATGTTGATACTAGTTCAATAAGAGTAAAAGTAACGGACGCAGTAACTGAAACTTACTTAGCATATGATAACTTGTTGAACCTTGGTAAAGATTCAAGAATTTTCTTGATTCAAGAAGTTTCTGATACGAAATATGAGATAAGATTTGGGGATAATATTGTAGGTAAAAAACCAACTAATGGTAGTAGAATAGAAGTTAGTTATATTGTAACCAATGGAACCTCTGGTAATGGAGCCACTAACTTTACCTTCTCTGGAAGACTGGTAGATAATAATTTGTTTGATATTACTACCGGAATTTCTCTTTTAACAACACAGATAAAATCTGAAAATGGAGATGAAATAGAACCTGTTGATTCTATTAAGTATTATTCTCCAAAAATTTATGCATCCCAGTATAGAGCGGTAACTGCGAACGACTACAAAGCTTTACTACCATCCATTTATCCCAATGTGGATTCAGTTAATGCTTATGGTGGGGATGAGTTGGATCCTCCACAATACGGAAAAGTTTTTATATCAGTAAAACCAAGAAACGGAACATTTTTATCTGAGATTACAAAACAAGATATTTTAAGATCTATTAAAAAATACTCTATTGCAGGAATTCTTCCCGAGATCGTAGATCTTTCCTTCCTATATGTTGAGTTGGATTCTTCCGTATACTATAACGTTAATTTCACCAGATCAGCCGATTCTGTTAAGACTAAAGTTGTAGATACTTTAACGCAGTATGCTAATTCTCAAGATGTTAATAGTTTTGGTGGTAGATTTAAATATAGTAAAGTTATTGGTTTGATTGATGATTGTGATAAATCGATAACGTCAAATATCACAAAAGTGAGGATGAGAAGGGATTTGAATCCAGAACTTAATACTTTTGCGACTTATGAACTTTGTTTTGGAAATCAAATACATATTAAAGATGATGGGTACTCTGTAAAGTCTAGTGGATTTAAAATAAGCGGAGTATCGGAAGTTGTTTATTTGGCAGATGTTCCTACAAGTTCAGAAAGTGGAATTATTTTCTTTTTCAGATTGCAAAACAATTTGCCAGTTATTGTGAAAAATAATGCAGGAACAATTAATTATACAAAAGGTGAAATTCTTCTAGACGTTGTTAACATAACATCATCTGTTTTGGCTAATGGATTTATTGAAGTTCAAGCAATTCCGGAATCCAACGATATCATTGGACTTCAAGATTTGTATTTGCAATTAGATGTCAAAAATTCTGTGGTAAATATGGTAGAAGATGTTGTCAGTTCTGGTGAAAATTCTTCTGCAACACAATATGTAACTACCTCTAGTTATCTAAACGGAAAGTATACGAGATAAAATGTCAGAAATTAAAAGAGTAAAAATTGGTTCTATCATAGAATCACAGATTCCAGAATTCTTATCTGTAGAATCTCCACTCTTTGTGGACTTTCTTAAGCAATATTATCAGTCACTAGAACATCAATCTGGTGCCATCGATATTCTTACGAATATAACAAAGTATAAGAATTTTAAAAAATTCAACAAAGTTGACTTAACGGAACAAACTACTCTATCTTCTGATATTTTAACTTTTGATACGTCAATACGAGTAGAGTCAACTTCTGGTTGGCCAGATTCATATGGACTTTTAAAAATAAATGATGAGATAATCACATATACTTCAAAAACATCTACTTCATTTGAGGGATGTATTAGAGGATTTAGTGGTATCGATAACCTAGAATCTCTAAGTGATCCCGAGAATTTAGAATTTTCCACTACAAATGCTGCTGAACATAGTAGTGGAGATGTAGTTAAAAATTTAAGCAATATTTTTCTAATAAACTTTTTTGAAAGATTCAAGTTTGAATTTTTACCTGGATTCGAAAACAGAGATTTCTTTGAGAATATATCTATAGAAAACGTTGCATATAAGATAAAAGATCTTTATGCATCCAAGGGTACAGATCAATCTTATAAGTTATTATTTAAAATTCTTTATGGTGTTGATATTGATATCATAAAACCACAAGAATATACACTATCTCCATCTTCAAATTCATATTTTATTACAAAAAATGTTTTAGTTGAAAAAATTTCTGGTGGGGATCCTACCTTAACAAAAGGAAATTTTCTATTTCAATCTTTGTCTGGTATCGGTACTGTAAGTGCTTCTATTTTTAATGTAGAATATAGACCCGTAGATAGAAAAGATTTTTATGAAATTTCTTTAGATAGTACTTCTTTTACTGGAACTTTCCAAGTTTCTGGTAAAACCAAATTACTAGAAGATGTTACTCCAGGTAGTGACAATATTTTAGTTGATTCGACAATCGGTTTTTCTAATTCTGGAAATATTTTAGTAAAACCACAAAATTCTGATTATATTACATTATCTTATACTGGAAAAACTATTAACCAATTTACTGGTGTTAGTGGAATAACAACATCTCTATTTTTTGGCCAAGATCTAACTGAAGAAAAGTTTGCTTTTAGTTATATTGGTGTTGGAAATACTTCTAAAATTGATTTTAGAGTTGTAAATGTTATTGATGATATTGATTTTTCAAAAACTTCTAATCTAAGAGTTGGTGATAACATTTCTCTGTCGGGATTTGGTAGAGATTTATATGATCAATATGAATTTAATAGTTGGATCTATAATATTCCAACTACGCATGACATATTAAATATCGATCAAATTGATTCTACAAAATTTAGAGTTACTTTATATGATAAAGTGTATTTCTATCAAGGAGAAACTATTTCTTTGTTAGACATCTTTGATAATAAGATAGAAGTAGACATAATATCTGTTGAATATGATACTGGTGATATTGTTAAAAAATACAGTAATAGAATTCTAATTCAAGTAGTTGGTGCAGGTAGTTTTTCTGTATCTGATGCCAATCGTATAAAGAAAATAATATACAAAGGTAATCACCAACAAAATAATTTTGAAGGATTGGGTTCTATACCAACTTCGGTACAAAACACTTATATTAATTCTGATGATAAGTTTTTTTATGTAACTTCTTCTGGATTACCAAATTATACTCTTTTCTCAACAGAAAATAAAAAAAGTTTATCAACAGTTGGTTCGGGAATAACAGACACATTTAGTGTTCCCAATCATAATTTCCAGAGTGGGGAATTGGTTTATATCGCTCCAACAGTCCAGGCGGGAATATCCACCGGAATTTATCATGTTACTCGTATCGACAACAACACTCTTAAATTGTCATTCAGCAAATCCGATATTTTTTCACAGAAATATGTTAAAGCCACTTCGGAGATAATCAATGAAGATTTATATAAATCTGGATATCAAGAGAAAACTATAAAAAATCAAAAACTTTTAAAGAAATTTCCTATCGATAAGACTCGATCAGTTTTTGATGATTTGAATGAGAGAACTACATTTAATAGAGAAATTGGATTACTCGCAAATGGTGTTGAGTTATTTTCACCAACTTTATTTGATGAAAATATTTACTATGGGGAAGTTCAATCTATTAAAGTTACTAATTCTGGAGAAGACTACGATGTAATTGATGTTCCACCTTTAACAATTATTGATGAAACTGGATCTGGTTGCAAAGCACATGTAAATCTTTCTGGAACAATCAAGGAAGTTAAAATTTTAAATGCAGGATATGGGTATCAAGAAAAGCCAAAAATTACAATAACTGGAGGAAATGGTAGAGGTGCTTTATTAGAAACTAACTTTGTTAAATCTAAAGTTTCCGCTGGATTTAAAGCAGATACTAGTATAAGTATATCCCTCAATACAATACAATTTTTAAATGATGTACCATTTGAAGATGGTGAAGAAGTAATCTATGATTCTAATAAGAATAACAACCTTCCAGGAATTATTGATGGTTCTAGATATTTTGTAGGAAAAATATCAGACGATACTATCAAACTTTTCAATACTAAAACAGATGCTCTCAAAAAAACTAATGAACTTGATATAGTTGGAATAACTTCTGGATTCCATTTTATAACAACATTAAAAAATAAAAATACCTTTACTACTGTTTATGTAAAAAATCCAGGCGAAGGATATTCAAACAGAAAAGTAAGAGTTCCATCTGTTCTTTCTGGGGATAATCGAACTTTAGGAATTAATACATTTGATTCTTACATCTTTGCCAAAGGTCATGGATTTAAAAATTCTGAACTTGTAAGTTATTCATCTTCCGATACCGTTATAAGCGGTATGTCTACTTCAGTTTATTATTATGTTAAAGTAATAGATGTCAATAAATTTAGATTATATGAAGCCGGAATAGGTACAACTTTAAATGATGAAAATTATGTTAAGAATAAATTTGTAAAATTTGATTCTTTGGGAATTGGAACTCATACTATTGGTTATCCTCCTATTGAGTTAAAAGTGGAGGCAAAATCTGCATTAGCATCTACATCTATAATTACGCCTATTCTTAAACCAATAATTACTGGAAGTATTGAAGATGTTTATGTTGAGAATGGTGGAACAGGTTATGGATGTACAGATATTCTAAATTTCCATAGGAGACCTAACGCAGGAATTGCAAGTATAACATCTCAAGCTATTCTGAGACCTATTATTATTGGTGGGTCAATTGTTGATGTTCAAATAATTAATAAAGGTAGAGGATTCAGAGAAAACTCGGAGATAATTATATCTGGTACTGGAAATTATGCACAAATAGAACCCATTGTTGTAGATGGAAGACTATCTAATATTAATATTGTAAGTGGTGGTGTTGGATATGCATCTTCAAACACAACTCTTACCTTGGTAAACAGGGGTAAAGACGCAAAATTTATAACTGACATAAAAGAATGGAAAATAAATCAGATTGTTAAATCTAAAAATATCATTTCTTCAGAAGACGATGGTATTATTAGCGTCAGTAAAAATCCAGATTTTGAACTACAATTTATTAATTTCTTTATTCCCAAAAAATTAAGATATCAACTTTCTGATAACTTTACTGAAGATAATAAAGAATCTAGTGGAACTCTAACACACTCCCCTATTTTGGGATTTGCATATGATGGATCTCCAATTTATGGTCCATATGGATATGATACTCCTACTGGTGGATTGGTTAGAAAAATGCAGTCCAGTTATATTTTAGATGTCAATACAGATCCTGGCGTAAGACCACCATCAAAAGAAGGTGGATTTTTCATTGATGACTATAGATATGATGGATCTGGAGACTTGGATCAACAGAATGGAAGATATGGCGTTACTCCAGAATATCCAGATGGAGTTTATGCATATTTTTATTCTATAGATATAAACCCATCGAATGAATCTGTTCCAAGATACCCATATATTGTTGGTCCTTATTTTTACAATAGACCAATAGTTGAAAACTTCTTACCTCTCTATAGTCAAGATGTGGATGTATTTAATACATCATTATCTAGAAATATTGGACCATATTATATTAATAGAGCAAACTCTTCATATGGCCTAATTGATAGAGTAAGTGAAGAGTTTAAACAAGAATTCTATGTTGATTCCATACAAACGGGAAAAATTGAAGATGTTTCTATATTTTCACCTGGAGACAACTATAAGGTAGATGATCTAGTTGACATTGATGTAACAGGGACAGATGGAATACAACCAAACATAGTTGTAAGTGAGGTTAATGGGAGACAGGTGGATGAATTCACCTTAGTTCAGGATTCATTGGATGATGCGGAGTTTTTCATAAAAACTGAAAATACAACAGTAACAACTAGTTCTCCACATGGTATTAAGGATGGACAACCGATTAATGTAATTGGTATATCCACAATAACATCAACTGGACTTGAGGGAATTAAGAGAGCTTCAGTTCAAGAAAAAACTGTACAACTTGCTGAAGATATTGACACTGAAATTGTAACAGGGGTTTCTACTTTCATAAAAGTAAGAGATATTAATGTATTCAGAGTAGATGATTATATCGGTATTGGTACAGAAGTGTTATTAATTACCGGCATTGATCCAAAAAGATCTGGATTTGATGTATTAAGACTTGAGAATACTGGAATTCACACTGTTGGCATTGATAATGTAAAATTATTACCAAGAAGATTTGATATTCCAACTGGAAACGTTACTGATTCAACATTTGAGAATTATGTAACGTATTTCAATCCCCAAATAGACGTTGGTATTGGTGATACTGGATCTGTTCGTACCACTGTTGGTCTTGGTAGTACAAGTTTTGTCAATAGATTTATACCATCTCGTAGTATATACATACCAGGACACAAGTTCTTTACTGGACAAGAACTTCGTTATAATTCTGGATCAAGATTTATTGGCACATCTCTATACGTTAATAATGTTGGATCTGCACAGTCAATTAAAATAGAAGATAATCAAATTGTTTATGCTGTAAATTTGGGTAAAGATTACTTGGGAATTTCTACCGTTGGATTTACGACTTCAACAGGAATTGGAACAAATCTAACTGCTGTAGAGTTTTGGGATCAAGAAGATTCATATGGTGTTATTGGTTATGCACATTCATTTACAACAGTATATCCAAGAACAACAGCTTCTATAGAAAAAACTTTAGGAATCGTTACTACTACAACAAATCACAACTTGGAAGTTGATGATATTATCGAATTTAAGTTGGAAACGAATTATAATGAAGTAGTAAAGATTGTTTTTGACCCAGTAAATAGAAAAGTTCTTGCAAAAGATATTAGTTTTACGGACAGTGAAGTGTCTGTAGTAAACAATTCTATAGATCTTTCCTCATATACCGGAAATGTGAATACCGGCGATAAACTTGTTTATATTGCAAGCACTCCTATCGGTGGTCTTGAAAATTATGGAATATATTATGTTTCAAAAACTGATCCGAATTCAATAAAATTATGTAGACATAGAAGTGATATAATAGAATCCAATTTTATTGAATTCTCTTCCGCAGGTGGATCTACACAAGATCTATATTTTATTAATCCAGAATTAACTTCCATAAACACTATAAATCTGGAATTTGACTTATCAGACTCAAGTCTTTTAGATCTGGATATAAAATTCTACTTCGATTGGAAGTTTTCTGAAGAAATTAATGAAAGAGAGGGATTCTTTGTTTCTAGATCTGGTACTCCTGGAAATGCTGGTGCTAAAGTTATTTTAGATCTTGTTAAACAAAAAGATCCAGTATATTATAACTTGGTTCCTAGAAATACAGGTGATGAAGCTAAAAATCAAATATCTACGGATATTGATGTTAAATCATTCAATAAAGTTTCACTCGTAACTCACCCACTTAACAATAAGTTTGAAGTAATAAGTACATCTACAGATACTACATTTACTTTCTACAATAATAGAATTTTGAATTATGTTCAAAATCAAGTTCTCAATCAAGCTACTGGATTTTCTTACAAAACAACTTCTGAGAGTGCCCTTGGTCCAATATCAAAATTAAAAATTAATTTCCCAGGTAGAGGGTATACTAAACTACCTAAAATTAGAGGAGTTAAGAGTACTTTAGGTACAAATGCCGTGTTGAAACTCATATCTCCAAATGTGGGAAGAGTTGAAACATTTAGTAGAATTAAAGATGGTTTTGATTATCCAACAGATCCTACTCTTTCACCATCGTTAAGTGTACCTGCTATTATAGGAATCAAAGATATTCTTACTATAGAATCTGTTGGTATTATCACTGGTGGAGTTAGATACAATAGCGCTCCAAAACTAATCGTAAAAAATGATACTAGTGGAATTGATCTTAATGCAATAGTAGCAAGTGGATCTATTGTTAGAGTAGATATTCTTAAAAATTCTACCTCTTTATCCAGTCCTCTAGAAATAGTCCCAATATACAATTCAAATGGATATGAAATTGATTTCGTTACTACATCTGGAGATTTGGTAACTCTAGAACTTTCAAATAATCCATCCTTTAATCCTTTCATACCAGTTGGATTTGGTAGTACTGAATATATTTTCCCATTTGCTGTTGGGGATGAGATATTCATTGAAAATTGTAGATTAACTTCTGACACCAACACATTACAGAACTTTAATTCCGCAGATTATAATTATTCATTCTTTAAAGTTACTGATATTGATGTTAATAACAATACAGTGACTTATGATATGACCGGAATCTCTACAGGTGGTTTTGGTACATACAATGATGAGCTCAATTTAGGAGTTGTCATCAATAGGAATGACATGCCTAAGTTCCAAATGAATCTTAAAGATGATGTTAAGTATGCTTCAGATGAGAAAGTTTCATCTGAAACATTCAGTGGTGTTGTCATGAAAAATGGTTGGGATAATGAACTCAATCAAATGAGACTGAAAAATATTTTTGGTGAAATTAATGTAGGTGATAAGATTTTTGGAGAAACTTCTAAAGTAAATGGTACAGTTGAATATTTTGATACTTTTAATCTATTCTCAACACTAGGTTCTTCCAGAGACAAAAAAAGTAATATAGATTTATCTTCTGGAATTTTGAATGATTATTTACAAAGAATTTCTGATAACTTCTATTATCAGAAGTTTGCATATTCAATCAAAGGAGAAGTTCCATATTCCACTTGGAAAGAATCGGTAAGATCTATTGTTCATCCATCTGGATTCAAAGAGTTTTCCGATTATGAACTTGTCACAAAGGCATCTACCAATATGAAACCAGGTCTTTTGGCCTCGGATACTTTTACTTTTATCAACATTGATCAAGTAATTCCATTAAGTCTAAGAACAAATTTTGCTAGAGTTTTTGAAGAAGAAACTTTACCGGATGGATCTATTCAAAATATTTTCTTTGATGATGGTGTGGATCTAGCTCCATATCTACTTAACAAAACTAATAAGGTTCTTGAAATTGATGATATAAGTGATCAGTTTAATGGAACCACCACCCAGTCATTGAATTCTAGATATGTTGGCGCTTCTGATTTACTAGATGTAAATAGAGAATTTATTAAAAAAGAAGTCGTTGGTTTTATTACAAATACATATCCAGGTATTCTTGCAAATCCAGATTGGAATCCAACTATTTGGGAAGGTTATACAGAAACTGTCATAACTGCCATTTCTCGTGATGTTAAGTATAATGCTAATAATGAATCGGTCATTGCAGGACTATCGTTCTGGAGTGGAATAGGTACTAATTTTGTTGCGGGAGAAGAAACCGAAACTATAGGTGGATTTGAGTATATCATAGATCTTTCAAAATATGTAATCAATAATGTAGCAATTTCTACATCATACCAAAATCCAGAATTTACCGAACCACAACAATTTGACACTAGAATTCTTCCAGATACGGATTGTGATCCAAATTACAATGAGAATTGTTATGCAGATGTTCAATCTGCAATTACCGATTCTGTTGGTATAATTACAACCATAGTTGGTTTGGGTACAACAGCACTTCCAGAAGAAATTGTATATCCCTTAACATCTAGGGCTAGTGAAATAGTCGGACTATCTTCATTTAAACTAACAAATAAAGGAGTTCCTCTTTTCCGTCGTGAATTTACTGGAAGTTCCATAGATGTTGAAAACGACAAATTTATTATTCAAAATCATAATTTCCAAAGTGGACAAGAATTAGTTTACAGTAATGTCGGAGGAACTCGTGTAGGAATTGCTACCACTTCATATGTCACTGGAGAAAAAGATACTTTAGTTACAGTTCAAAATTTTGATGGAACTGCTATACTTGAAAATG